GTGGATTCTTGGATGGTCTTGGTATTAGTAAGGAAGAGATCCTAAAAATTGGAGGTAGAAATGAGTGATTTTCCTAGTTGGATTGTTGGAGATGGTGAAAATCATAGGGAGCCTGGATTTATTTACTTCAATACGGACAAGGACTTGAAGGAACATAAAATTGATTATAAAGATGGGGTTGGACACGATGCAATCAGGAAAGTTTGGGGGAATATTCAGGGATATGAAAGAGAAGGATTTCCTTGTCCGAAGGAAATTGTAGATGCAATCCGTAATGGAAAATGCCATAAAATGATGATAGCCGATGGATGCAAAGAAATTCATTTTAATGAAGATGGACAATTGCACAATGAAAATGGTCCAGCAATTATACACATGGATAAAGGAAAAGAATGGTATCTAAATGGGAAGATACATAAATTTATGTATAACACTGGAGCTACTTATGTGTGGAATGATTATAATAGGTGTTGGAAAATGGAAGAATATATGGGAGGAAAATGTGAAGAAGAATTTGAAGAAGAATTTGAAGAGTATAAATAAAAAAAGAACTAAATTCCATATTATGCCAAACTATCTTGTAAAAATGCCCTGCGGTGAAGAAATTGTTGGATCATGGAGGGTATTGAATAAAAACAAAACCATTGAGGCTCCTGTATTTAGGAGTAGAAAGGGGAAGAATAAAAGGTTAGATATTTGGTTTAGGTTAGGAGAAAAAATTTGGTGGGGAACCAAGTATGGAGATTCTGATGTTTGTTACTGTATAGAAACTAAAAGAAGCCTTACTTGGGAAAAGAAAAAAGGAGTCTAGAAATGAAGAAAAGGACAATGAAACAAAGGACAATGAAACAAAGGGTTTTGGTAGTGAATGTGTGTGAGACAAGGGATGAATTCAATGAAAATAATTATCATCTTGTATATTATATTTCATATTATTGTCTTATCGGACATTCTAAAACTAATAGACCGTATTAATGGAGGTAAAAAATAATGAATAGTCAACTTACCACAAATCCACTTGAAAAGATCTCCATCCTAAAAGCAGTAGCAAAAGAATTGAATAATAGAGCAGAAGAAATTGATAAGGAAGTTACGGTTAGATTAGAGTCTGGAGAAAAAATCTCTTCTGACTTTTTGTATGGAGGAATTGATATTTCTTCAAGAACCACACCAAAATATAAGGAAATCATCGAATTCCTGATTACTGGAGAAGATTTTGTTACAGAAGCAGGAAGAAATCTAATCACTAATAGAATTGATTCTACTATCCCAACGGAAACAAAGAAGGTTAAGATTGTATCTCAAAATGGAGGCTGGAATAATTCCGTTAAATTATCAGCAGCACAGTGGATGAGAGAAATTGAAGAAAGATGTCCTTCCGCAGCACTATTTATCCAGAAAGGAGCTGAATTAGGTGTATAAAAGCAATAGGATGTTTATGGGTGGGGCTTTTCAAGACAAAATACTTATGGACATCATGGATCGAATGGAATTTAACGAAGAAGATAAAGCATACCTGAAACTAAAAAGGGTAATTAGAATTCTATCGTCTAGATTAGGAGATTATCTTAAAGAAGTGTATGTAAATAAAGAACTTATGGTTGATTTTACTCCAACAAAACCTAGAAGGGTATTTTTAAGTCTTAGTAATGAAGGAATTGATAGTATTTCATCATTGAGAATGGGACACAATAATTGTATTTTGGTTCCTAACAATGGAGAGAAAACTAATGAAAATTACGGTAGAGGTGATGGAGAAGAAGTTTTCTCAGGAAATGACAGAAAAAGAATTTGGAGACAGTAAAACAAAGAAAGACTTCGAGGGAGCTCTTCTATATTTCTTAGAAGAAGCAGAAGATATTGGTGAATTGGAAACAATGTTAGCCTCTATTGTAATCAGTGGCAGTAATAGTGTATTTGAATCCTGGAATGAAATTAAATCAAGGAGGGACTGAGATGCTCCCAACACCTGAACAAGTAAAGGAAATAAATGATAGAGTTAGAAAAGATAGAAAATGTTGGAATAAATATTGGAAAATGGTTGGAGATCCAAAATTACCAGAAAATATAAAAATAACTGAAGAATATAAAAAAGCAAGAAAGGATTTAGAACACAATGAAGAGATGGATCTTAATTCTCTTTTGCGTTTAGTTAATAGTTGGTCGGATTCTGCAAGAATGTTACTTGAAGAAGACTCTGATTGTATTGGGATTCCTAACAGAAATTGGGGATTTGCAGTTAGTTTAGTCAAAAAGATTGCTTCATTTGGAGGTACACTTAATGAAATGTGATTGGTGCAATAAAGAAGTTGAAAAATTGTATAAAAAGTTATATCGTTCTTTTGAATTTGAGTGTCTTGGAGTATCTGAAATTGAAATATGTAAGGAATGTGAAGTAGTGTTTAAGAGTTTAATGAAATTGTCCAACTACGATAATCTTGGACACAGTGACAATAACGAAGAAGATACTCAAGGAGGATAAAATTGGAGGACAACAATGAATGTATTTGGCATTTCCGATCTGCATCTTAGTTCTAGAAAAGTATTAAAAGTCAGGTTTGTTGATTCAAATACACTAATATCTGATTGGACCCAAGAAACAGAAGATCTATTAATCTCTAATTGGGATACCACAGTATCAGAAGATGATATTGTGTTTAACTTAGGTGATTTATTCCGAAGAGTATCATCTGTAAAATCAATCCTTAAGTTGTTTAATGACTGGATTCTAAAAAGACCGGGAATTCACGTAATTATGAAAGGAAATCATGATGAATGGTGGACAAATAACACTATTAAGGAACTAAGAAGTAATTTACCGAGTGATAGAGTTACATTTCTAGATGATAAAAGTATTAAAGTGTTGGGAAATATCGCCTTAGTTGGATGTACCGGATATCCTCACAAGAAGTCCAAGTTATATATTGGAGAAGGACAAAAAGAGGAGGAAAAAAATGTAGTCAGAAAATTGAAAAATCAGATGTTTCTTGTTGACAACGAGATTGGGAAGAACGAGGATTTAAGAGTAATTGTTGGATTTCATTTTCCACCGCTCTGTGCTTGGCATAAAAGACCGTCAAAGTTAATCAAGGTTCTATCTAACTCTAAAGCAGGAAAGGAGAATAAAATCCTATGTGTAGCTTACGGACATATTCACAGGAATACTAGAAACAGGTGGATGGAGAAAACTAATAATAAACACACGGTAAAACAGCCAAAAGCAAAGTTAAATTATCATGTAGAATTAGTATCTGCTCCAAGTGTGGGATTCAAACCAATTCTTTTATCGGAGGTGAGCAATGGAGTTTAAGACTGAGAAAGTTGAGAGATATGGAATTGAAGTATGGCAACACACGGAAATGGATGAATTACGACTCACTCAATGTTTGTGTACGAATTGTAATAATATTGGAACTTGTAATATTGTCCTTCAAGGACTTCGGTTTTGTGTGGATTATAGTATTGCCTTTGCTGTAACTAGGTGTCCTAACTTTTGGAAAAAGAATACCAATTAGGAGGTATAAGATGAATATCAGTGTGACAAAAGAAAATTTCCTTGACGCTTTGGGAATTGTTGGATCACTTGAAAATCGAAAGTCTCCTATTCCATTTGAAAAATGTGTTAAAATTACAGCAAATGAGGATGGAACTGTAGAATTAGTAGTACATAATATTGAATCTTGGGCAAGAGACTATATCACAATGGAATATGACCGTGTGAATAGTCCTGGAGTTGTTGTAGTTCCAATTAAAGAATTAAAGGCTATCGTTAAGTCAGTATCAAAAAAGCAAGAAATCAATATTTATACAGACAAATCAGGAAGTGTGTTCATCTCTTGGTTAGGAATTAAGCAGATGATTGAATACTACAATCCAGAAGAATATCCCATTCGTGAGGATGTTGTATCGGAGAGTGAATCAATTAGTATCCCAAATCTATACCAAATGCTTAGTAAGACATCCTTTGCAGTTTCTACAGATTTAACTAGGGGATCATTGGATTATGCATTTCTAGAGTGTACCAAAAGTAGTCCTAACCTTAATGGTTATCTTTCCCTAACAGCAACGAATGGACATATTCTGTCAAGTTTTGGGGTGGATAGTGGTAAAGATCAAAGCATTAAACTCCCAGAAGGTACGGGTGATGGAAGAAATGGAATCTTTGTTTCTAGAGATGTAATCAATCTTATTCTAAAGTCCAAGAAGTTTTTGGCAGATCAACCATGTACAATTACATACCATCAGAATAAAGAGAAAAACACTAATAGTTACATGATTGACTATGGAACTCTCCGGATTGTTTGGAGAGTTGAGGATCTTTCATTCCCCAGATATCAGCAGATTATTCCAAATCCTGAAGTAAGTGCAGTAATTAATACAAAAAAGTTCCTTAACATCTTGAGCTATATGAAGAATTCAGTTGATACCATTAATTGGGGTGTAGAATTGACTTTTGTGGATAATGCAATTTTGAGAGTACGGGCCAATAACAATAGACAGGTAACAGTAGAAACTTTTATTGCAGTGTCTTGGGGAGGTAGACACGGATTCGCAGTTGGATTTAATGTCAATTACTTGATTGACTTCTTGAATATCATTGAAACAGAGATGTTTAGTTTTGGACTTGTTTCAAATGTATCGGCATCAAAAATCCAAGAGATCCCAACTAATGGAGAGAAAGGTACAATGTTGGGTATTGTAATGCCTCTTAGGTTGGAAAATAGTGGTGGAGCATGTGTTTATGCAAAGGTTAGCAAGGATGAGGAAGAAACCACAACGGAAACCAAGGAAGGAGAATAAAAATGAGTACCAGAGCACAAGTACTTATTGAGGATACCGGAGTTTATTTGTATCAGCATTGTGATGGATATGATCTTCCTTCGATTGTTAAGGAAGCTCTATCAAGCAAACGAGGATTCAATCGTTGGGATGATCCTGAATATCTCGCTAGAATTATTTTCAGCCACATGATTCGAGACCATATTGATGAAGGAACTGGATTTGGTATTAATACTGAGAAACACGGTGATATTCAGTTTTTTATCACTGTAAATTGCAAAGACAAGTGCGTGACAGTTGAGGAAGGATATGGAAACAAATGGGAAACCATCAGTAATCAGACATTCCAAGAAGTTCTTGCAGAGACAAAGAAAGAGAACTAATAGAAAATCAACTACAAAGGAGACTAATAATGAGTGCTGCAATTAGATCTATCTCGACTATTACACTTCCTGCAAGAAATCTACATATCCCAAAGCCGATTTATCAAGAAATGGGATGTCCAAAGAAACTTTTCTGGGTTAGAGGAAAAGGAGGTTCGTGGGTAGTATATCCAGATGAGATATTGGCTATGAATTCAACAGAGGAAGATAGAAAGGTAGAATTGAAATCTTCCGGGAATATGAGTATGATTCATTTAGGAGCTGTTTCAAGAACTGGAAGAATTGCAAAGAAAACTGGTCAACAATACCTGAATGTCTTCTTGCCTTCTTCGTGGACAAGAGAAAATAACATTTCTTCAGGGAATGAAGTGGAAATTTACACCAGTGACGTGAAAAAGGAACTTATCATGAGAATCAGGGAGGAAACTAAAAATGTCCCTGTCGAAAGAAAGTAAGAAGACTTATGTAGAAGCAATTAAATCTGGTATTAATTGTAGATGTCCCTTTTGTGACCATATGCAGAGTGTAATAAAAAAAGAACAAATTGAATTTGGTCCAACTGGAGAACTATACGTAAGAATAAACTGTCCAAATTGCGATACAATCTATAAGGAAGTATATACTATTTCTGACATATTTGAAGTTTTCCCCATAAACAAAGGAGAATAATCATGGATTATGAAATTGGAAAAGAACCAATAACCTGTGGTCAGTCTGAGGCACAGGATATTGAAAAGAAATACAAACTAATCCAAGATGGAAAGAACTTCTGGTTGTATCCAACAAATGTTCCGAATTCAGCAGACTATATCTATTATTGTGATTCAATGGATCATTCTGGATTTGGTGGGAGTCAGATGACATTTCAACTTGAGAATCTGGAAATATTCAAATTTATAGGCCCGTGGCATTCAAACTCTGGAGCATTAAAGAGTAGAACAGGAATAGATCTAACACAAAAACACTTGACATATGTGGTTATTGGAGAAGAAATAGAACACCCAAAATGTCCAAATACGGGCTTTAGGAATACTGTAATTAAGGATGTAATCTATTGGGATAAAGAACCTACAATTGGAAGTTATCATAGGGGGGAGATTATAGCTAGAGAAATTGCAAAAGAACGAGACTCTACAGTGGTTTTGTATTCTAAATCTAACGGTGGATCAATGATTACAAGAGTAAATCCAGATTCTACATTTTCCTTTGAAAAGAGGTAAATAACAAAATGAAGACTTATCATGTTAATGAAATCTCAGAACTTTACTGTCATTATTCAAGTCAGACTAGTCCGCAACCCTGTTATGTATATCTAGACTGTAAGAATGAAACATTAGGAGCTAATTACAATGCAGAAATTGGGAATGCTGTTCCATCTTCTGTATGGCATGGACATACAATACGTTTTGAGATTCCTACACTACTAGCATCAATTGCAAATAAACTTCTAGATGAGATCCATCCAATTGCCGAGCGTGTGATATCAGGATATACGTTAGTATGGGATGGGAATAATTTTGTGGCTCAATTTAATGAGGACGCAACTGAGGCAATTGAAGAAATTGAGAAATTATGCTATGTTAATTATTGGGATGAATCTGATTGTGTTGTGGCATGTAAGGCAGAAGATTGGGCAAGCAGTGGGGGAACATTCCTTTCCATTGCCAAAGATCTAAAAATTACAGCGGATTCTATTGATGAGGAAATTGACAGAGCAGTAAAGCTATTAGAATTCCAAGCATCTGAGGCTGGAATACATGTATTAGAGGGAACTGAGAATTATATCAGATCTATTCGTGAAGAATTAATTGATGATAGGAAGGAGAATGAGGAAGATTAAATAAAGTATAAAAGAAACTACAAATAGGGGGAATTACCACTCAAAAAGTGGTGATTCCCCTTTTTTTATTCTAAACTATTGAATTAAAATAACTTAATGCGAAAATAAACTTTTTCACCGCTAGACCCATATCGACCCACGGACCCAAAATTAACCACGTCAGCAAGGCACCTAATAGCCCTGCCACTGCACACCCCACACCTTGCCTATGTCCCCCCACGTAGCTAGTCGATCGTTCGCTCACGGGCCTCTAATGCGGTCACGCGGAGAAGAGCTTTCCGCCGATTAAATACTTTCCATTTAAGTAGGATATAGTTTCTGGGTATACGTTTTCGCCGTCAAATGCAAGAATTGTCCAAGAATTCTGCCAATTTGGATCTTTTGTGTATTCAGCACTAGTATAGCACATACATCCTCCTTCGATTCCGAATAATAAATTTCCTCTGTTATCCTTGGATCTTGTCGTTCTGTAATGAGATCCCATTCTGTGAGTATGTCCTTGAACTAAACTACAAAGCATCTCATCCATTAGATTTTTTGCTGCGTATGCCGAGTGTTTGGTAACTTTATTGAAGTGTCCAATTTTAACACCATTCCATTCTATCCAGCTTTGTTCTGTTCCTGCGTTATTGTATCGAACTCCTAATTCATCACATCTTGTTAAATATCCCCAATCTAATATGCTAGGCTCGTCTGGCTTTTTTGCCCTATGAAGTCCAAATAACTGTGGACTTTGAGTTTTAATGAATTTATCTAATCTAAACTCATGATTACCGACATTATATGTCTTTTCTTCAGTATTTGGAGAGGCTTCATTGAATTCAAGCATTTTGTTATATGCTAAATCAACCTCTCTTTGTATCTTTGTTTTTAATATGAAATCCCCAGATATATCATCTGTTGAACAGCTCTTAAGAATCTCATCTAATTCCTCTTTACTTAATCGGAGTCTATGGTCTTTTGGAAATCTATTTAATTCTTCACAGTCTATTAAATCACCGTTGTAGACATGTGCATTAGGCTTTAGATAATGAGCAAACTCTAAGAATCTTTTCCATAACTCTCGATCATCAAATGGAATATGATCATCACTAGTTATTGTCATTACCTGATATTCAGAAGTATCAAATGGTAAAGTATCAAGAAACTTTAATGCTTTATTGTGGCTTGTATGTTTCGTTGCTTTATTTAATTCTAGTGATCCACCATATCTAAATATAGAAGAAGCATTTATCCTTCTAGAAGATTCCCCTACGGATTTTGATTTTCTTATACAGAATACACTACCAAAATTCTTTGAATCAAATTCCTTTATCCTTGTTATCTTGCTTGTTATTGAATCCCTTGTTCTATGATTGGGTCTTAATTTTGATCCTAGTTTAGATATTAAATCATCAATATCTATTCCAGGACCGTTATGTAGAATATATTCTTTTATTAAGTCCTCCTCTGGCTTTTCCCACATTCTAGGATTTTCAGTAGACCATTTCTTATTATTTTTTGGTATTTTCCTGGAATTTTCCTTGTTGTCTTTTTTTTGTCTGTTCCAGAACATTAAGTCCTCCATTTAAGATGCATCGTCTTCCATAATTTTTTCATAATAAGATATTCCAGTGATAGGAATTATTTTAACTTCCACTTCTGGTTGATCTACAGGTCTTCCATCCATAGTAACCACTTTACCACCGCCTGTATTTCTTTTTGGAAATGCAAATACTGCTCCACCTTCTACTATTCTATGTAGTCTTTTATTCGGATCTTCCTCTATTTCCTGAATAATTTCACCAACTTCTATTTCATTTGTTTGAACTAAGCGAATGTATTTAAGCACCTCTTTGAAAGATTCTTTCTGTTCTTCCATTTTAATTTTCTCCTTCTGGTTAGGATATGTTTTCTAACTTTTAAGTATGCTGGATTGTAACTATTAGGATTAAATCTATTAATAGTATTATATAGATCAAAACTAGACATTTCCCAAATAAAAGGATACGGAGAAACATAACATGAAAGATAACTAATTGGTGTATCTTTTCTTACAACTAATCTATCAATATTCCAATATGTATCATCAAAAAGACAATCATCAGAATCTTCCAAAGAAATAAGAATTTCTTTTAATTGTCTTAATGTTCTTTTATTCCTGTGAATCCTCAATCCTATTAGACTCATCAGACAGTTTTTCAAGGTTTTCAAACTCATATTATTGATTCCTTTTTGTTAGGATCTTTTTTGCTTTCCAAAAGTTTAAATACTGCTCATTTCCTAAATTTCCTTCACACTTCTCTACTATTTCATATCCCAAATCCTCATAAAACTTTTTTGCTGGTAATGAAACACCTAAGTTTACTTCTTTGTACCCATTTTTAATTGCTATTCTTTCTATCTCAAACATTAAAGATTTTCCATATCCTTGATACTGAAATTTTGGATGAACAAAAACACCCAAAACAACATTTCTTACAATAGTTCCCGTTGCAATAATACATCCATCCTTTTCAACAACAAGTATAGTTCCATCTTTACTGCGTTGCATAATCTTTTCTGTTGAATGGAACTCCTTAAAAAATTGAATTTCAATTGGAGAATACACATCCGAATAACATTTGTCAATAACACGGTAAATCAACTGATTAACAAAAATAAGGTCTATTTCCTGAAATTCACGAATAGTATACGTATTATTCATATTAGTATTGAATTTATTAATCATTCTGAACCTACATCATCAGACAGTTTTTCAAGGTTTTCAAACACATGTTTATGAATCCTCCAACCTCTTAAGGTTTCCCTTTGAATTTCGGGATGTTTTGGTTCCCCACCACGGAATGGAATTAGAACATCTGCCCACCTTTTGGGTCCATTACAAAAATCAAGAATAAAACAAACCGTACTCCAAATTGGAGATCCTAAAGTAATTGGACGATCCAAAGATCTATTAAGTCTAACCAAAACTTCTTTTCTAATCAAATCCTTTTGCTCTTCATTATAATACTTGTTTTGTAATTGATCTTTGTCATTCATATGCTTTCCTCCTGATGAGACTAGTAGTCATAATTCCAAAATTTGATTTTTTGATAGCATCCACCCAATAATATTTTGGACAGTATGACATACAATTTCCTAAATGTACTATTGAGTAATCAACCGAGTTTTTTCTTTTTATTCTTTTTACTAATACTACTGAAGAAAATCTATCTTGATATGAAAATGGACTACTTCCTTCCTTCTCTACAACATGTAGATTTTCTCCCCTATTCAATTCATCTCTTATCCTAGATGCTGATTTCTTATTCCAAAGACCAGGAAAGGAATCTATAACTCTATTATTTAAAAATCCAACAATGTTCCATCTGGGTTTTTCATCTCTCCACCTATCCCCAGATAACTTCTTTATTTTATATACTACTCGTTTGCTACCCATGATACTCCCCTAATACCAGTAATTTCGTCTACAACTCTAATACCATTTTCATCATAATGGAATTTTCCTGTAAAATCTAACTCTAAATGTGCATTTTGTGCAAGGGTCAGTAATTTATCCATATCTTCTTTAGATTCCATTTTTATTGCTGCTTTGTCAAATAAGGTCTTCATACTGCTACTCCTCATAAGCTTGGCTAATTATCAACCTCATTGCATGTAACATCCTATAGTGAAAGGATTCCTTTTCACTCACATTCCTCCAAGCTATGCAATTATCCTCTGAGAGTTTATCAATTCTTCCCAAATCTTCAAGAATTCCCAACTCCATCTCAGTCAATCCCCTCTTCAGTTCCATTTTCCTCTTTCTCCTCATCCTTATTTATTAGGACATTCAAGACAAGACTAGCCGTATTTTTTGATATTAAGTCCATTATTACCTGATTTTTTAAATCACTCGCCATCCTCAAAACTCTTTCCCATTCATCCGGCCTGTCCTTATCAAAATCATACGTCTTTCCTCCGTATTCTACAGAATTAACCATTGCAACAGAACCATCAGATAACCTTACTAATAGTACTGCGTCCTGTACATTCTCTTCCCCCTTCCTTTTAACATCCAAGAACGGAGCGGAATCTATTGGTTCAACCCCCATATTTGTATCCTCTTCATTGTTTCCACGCATTTATGATATCTCCTTATCTGGTTTTATGGAGCTTGGAGGTTCTGAAGGTTTTTGATATCCTGGTTGTTTAGCTGGATATGCAGGGGAAGGTTCTGCACCTGCATCTTTATCCCCTTCTGGAGTCTTATTTGGATCTAAAATTCCCATTCTTCTCTGCTGTTCCAACTCTTCTCTTTGCTTCCGAATTCTGTAACTTTCTCTTTCATCGTCAAGTGCAAGTTTTCCTCTTGCAGTAGCAATGCTCATAAGGTCTCTTTGTAGAGCAATCTTAAGACCTTGCATCAATTGTAGCATATTTTCAATAACAATCTCGGGCATAATAACCGAAATTGGACATTTCTCAGCAGGAACAGTTACTAACACTGTCTTATACAAATCAATTCCCTTACCAATACCAATTCCCCTTGAAGGCTCTATCAAGTTTGGATCTGTACTTGGATCCGCTTCAATATCCTCACTAATAACTCTCTCAAACTTAGGAACCTTAACTTCTTTTTCTAATTCATGTGACATAATACCAGCTCTTATAGCTATTCTTAACATTGTCTCTATTTCTGGTTCCCAGAATTCTTGTCCACTACGAATCATCTGAGAATAGGGAGTATGAGAAGTTTTAAGAGCTGCGTATACCCCTTCAGTGGTTCTCTGGTCAACAATATGCAAAGGCATCTTTACGCCGGAACAACACTGATGAAGAAGAAGCATTGCATCTTCTTTGTGATCAGAAGAATGTACTTCAAGACCAGTTGGAACAATGTCCCTGTTTTCCGTACATACAATGGCAACACCATGTCTTGGAGCACGTCTTTCTCTTTCATTTGCTGCACCCCTAAGATTACCCTTAAGCATGATCTTATAAAAAATCTTGCTCTTCTCATGATTTTCCCTAAGCCGATCCTTCAAGAACTCGTTCCAATATCCAATCCACCTTAATACTCTGGTTAATATTGGACGACCAGTTAGCTGACTATCTGTACTATCCTTAACCATTTGAATAAGAACAAACTTGCTTAGTTCTGATTCATGATCAGAAATTTCCCTATTCGGCTTTTCTTTTTGGATAAAGTAATTCTCGTCTGCTATCCACTCATCTATAATCTGTTCTTTTCCATCTTCCCCAACAATCCAAGCAACTCTACGGTAAGCAAGTCTCCTACTGGTATTCCTTTTCGTTTCAATCTCAACAATCTCAGATGCTGGAATTGTCTGGATATCAATATAGGTTTTCTTTTTTTCTTTATCAATGGATATATAATAAGCAATAAACTTTTCCCCGTCTACGTAAGCTTCCCAGACAATACTTCTAAGTAGTCTACGGAGTCTATTATCTTCCCAAAACTCTTCCAAGTAGTCTTGAATTTTTGAATCAATTGCTTGGAATTTTACACCTGAACCAATTACCCAATCCCTATAGGCATCTGCAATTGCTCCAATATGTGGATCTGTCAACGCCTTAACAAAACAAGCATCTTGGAGAAATTTTAATCTTTCTCTAGTGATATTCCTTGTTTCTGTTAATCCAGCGGCATGAATATAGAATAGTCCAGGAGACCTACCCCAATTAACATCCTCAATAAGATGTAAAGGAATATGGTATCTTCCCTTAAGAAATTCTATAGCCTCTATTTTTCTTTTTCCACCCTCTTCAGATTCTTGAATATTTTCTTGAATTTCTTCCAACCTAGAAACTAATGCATTGGATTCTTCAGATAAGACAAGCAATGCTCTGTTGTATACTTCTTCACTCTCATCCACCATAGAAGTATAAAAGACACTTCCATCATCAGTATCAACATGTCCTCTCTCACCCTCCCTATGTAGTTTTATTAAAATCTCATCAGCTCCATCTGAAGAAGCAGAGTCAAGATCCTGCTTATATCCAGATTTTGATCTAATCACAATTGGAAAATCCTTAAATACCTTGGATAGAAATTTCACTAACTACCACCTCCTAGTCAAAATCAAAGTCCGATGCAATATCATCTGAAAAAATATCATCTACTTCTGATGGAAATATATTATCCGACGGTTCCTCATAATATATTTCCTCAGATACTTCCAACTCCTTCTTCAAACGATCCTTTAATGCAAAATTAAGTCTATTCCAGATTTCATTGATGTTTCTCTTTATATTTTCCCATTCTTTTGGGTCATAATTTGAATCATTTGATCTAGCAAAAAGGTTTTTTATCTTGATTGCCTCTCCCTCGAAGTATCTATAATATGATAGGGCATTAGATTTCTTACCCCTTGGGAAAGACTCTACGTATTTATTCCTTGACTCAGGCTTTAGGATAATATTCACAAACTTCTCTACTCTGTCAAGATCAATTAATTCGGACACTTGTTTTGTATCAACCCCTTCTTAGATGTTCAATGTTTCCATGCCTATAATCACACATATCATCATCAAGACGGACAAATCTTCCTTTGTCATCCCGAAGCTGAACCCAGTACTTCCCCTTCTCCGGCAACCAATCAAAGGTTTCGTCTAGCTCATTCAATAAAGTAACCATCTTTTTCTGCCATTCAGGGGGCATGGACTCAAGTATGAGTCTTGGGATGGTTAGAAAATGAGCGTAGGACAAACCAAACCAAAAAGAAATTGCCTCCTCACTACTTGTTAAACTTGGACCACCAAATAATTTAGTTTTTGAAATCATTTATTTATTCCTCCTACATTACACTTTCTTTAGTTGTAAATCCATTACTATCCAGCATATTATAGAACGCAGAATCGTCTTCAAAGTCAAGTTCTTTCTCTCCAAAAAATACTGTTTCATTGTTTGTTGCATTATATAATGATCCTGCTATTGACTGTAACATATCAATTGATCCACGTACATTATGAATTATCTTATTTCTCTTTGAATCCAACTCCGCAGATAAGCACTCAATTTCAAAGAACTCGTGTTCCGGAATATCTAGTCTTTCCTCATACATAGCCTCCTTAACACACTCATAAGCAGCAAGATACTGTCTATCCGTACTTTCCTTCTTTATGTAGAACTTATCAGAACTACCAGGATCAACTAATACTCTCTTCGCCGTGTGGTCTATACTCAAAGTAGATGATGTTATTCCCTCTTCTCTTAACATGGTAATTAGTTGACTTGACTGCCAACCATCAAAAGTAACAAGATTTACAATAAATCCACGATTTACAATCTCAAATATCAAATCAAGAACATCCGGACCAATGAACTCTTTTCCTTCTGGAGCAAACATTCTTCCTACAAAATCGAATACAGCGTATGGAGAGCGAGTGATTATTTTTCTTGGAACACCTTCTTTATCAGTTGTTTCTCTTATAATCTCTACCATGTGAGTGATATGACACATAGAAAATCCACAAGCGTCTCCAGTACCACCAAGATCCACATGAATATATCTATTTAGGTCTGAAGTCTTTTCATCCGGGTAGAAATCCTCATTAAATACCATGCTAATATCATCAAATGGATTTTCTCTTTCCTTATTCATAGCAAGGGATATATATTCCATTCTCCTGAAATAAGGAGAAATTGTTGGACTTGTAATAGCAGCAAAGTCCCTTAAGGCAATTATAGGATCTCTAATAAAAGCCTCAATAAACTCTATAGGAACTTTTATTACTCTTTTTCCTTCTTCTTTGTTAGACAGTTTGGATCGTCCTCCACTTCTTCTTTAGTTACTTCTTCCGTAAGAACATTGCCAAACTCTTCAAAGTCTTCTTCAAACATTTCCTTTTCACAAATACATTCTTCCTTCACAAAACCACACCTTTCACAGACAATTATCTTAGACTTTACTTTTTTAGAATTCACGCTATCACCTTCTTTTTAGAATACAACTACAGGCAACTGTCCATTTATTCATATCATTACATTTTATTGGAAATACAGTACTATCACAAATAGTACAGTAAAAGATACAGGATGGAAGTATTTCTATAGTTGAGCTTAGGAATGAATTATTAAAGTTATCCTCAGATGTCTCCTCAAATAATCCTTCTTTGGTCAATAATTCACCCTCCTTTATCAAGAATTAAGAATCTCCCGATTCAGCACCAGTATAGTTTTCCTGGTTTACCAAACTGTGCCAAATTGACACGGCCTGGAAGGCTGCCTTTCTTCAGCCACTTTAAACGCTTCACATAGGACAGCCCCGAAGGGTCTTACAATCCCATCCACGTCCGTTTTAGGTGTCTGCGAACCCACTTCAGCCAAGCCCCAATTGAAGCAGAAACGAGCCACACCACAGGCTTGAAATAGCCACTGTTCCTGTTCTGGTGTCGTCGGATTCAGCCTAATCTTGTGTGCTCTCGTTACCGTCGCCACGTAGCTGCTCCTCAAGTTCTTCCTTCACTGGTGGTCTACCACGCTTTTTCTGTATATTAGGAGTTGCTAACTCAATACTTTCTGCAAGACTGTCTTCTAATGCAGAAATCCTACCGTAAAGTCTAGAAATCAACTCAGAAAGGTTATTAACCGCTACTGTCAAAGAATGAGTACTTCCACTTACTCCCACTGCAACTGACTTCAATAACTGCTCATCGCTCAACTGTTCCGCTTGCTTTTTGTAAAAAATCTCAGCCATTACTTATTTCCTCCTTAATGTGTAATATACTGTCTCAAGAACAAATTCATATTATTGTTGTAAGGACACCTATAAAGCATTTAGAATTAATAGGAATTGACGGTTTCTAACACATCCATCTTTTCTTAATGAATACAATCTTCTCATACATATGCACGTAATCCACCATACCTTTGAATGAACTTAAATCATTATTGAAATTATTGTATGATCCTGGAAGATATTTGTAATTAACAATGTCTAGCAACTCCTTAATCATATTTACTGTATTATTTCCTCCAGGATTTCCTTCTCCTCCCATATAAGAACATTGAAGATCTTCTATTACATATATACCCTTATCTAAAAGTTCCGGAAATAGAGTAGTAAAAGATGTTATTATATTCTCTGATACATGTCCACCATCGTCTATAATAACATCAAACTGTCCACCAGACTCTCCAATAAATCTTTTTAAGAACTCTCTATCCTCTTGTCTTCCCTTCCAAATCTTAACTCCTTCAATAATTGGAATTTCACATTCTCTCCCAGAATCTATACCAAAAATCTCAGCGTATGGGAAATATTCTCTCCACATGTTGAGAGATTTTCCTTTATATACACCAATCTCCAAAAGTCTTATCTTTTCAAGTCTTAAAGGTTCTAAATAATGTCTATATATCTCTGTATATCCGTGCTTTTCTTCATGAATAGTACCTTTGTCTGTACCACAATCATTAGCTATTTGAGTAAGTGTTTCTCTCACAACATAATCCATCATCTACTTACCCTTCCTTGATTTAGATGGAGAACTATAGGCTCTAGTTACTTCTCCATCCAATGCAATAAATCTCACCCACTCACCATAATCAATCCACCCAAGCCATCCAACAGCATTGGGATTGCCATAGAAATACAATTGCGGTCTCATTTTTTACCTCCAAGTTTTAAGGTCAGAAACTACTTACCTTTCCTTGATTTAGAAGGTTTCCATCCATGTGCTCCAGCATCTCTAGCTCTTGCAGACTTTTGAGCTGCTGATTTTGAGGAGGATCTTCCTTTTATTTTACCAGTATCCTTATTGTAAATTACCCAAGATTTTCCTTCCTTATCAGGTTTTACTTTCTTTACTCCATGTGGCATTATTAACAACACCTCCGTTTAGGGGGTTTGGGCAGGAGAGCGAAGACGAATCCTCTAAAACTCCTGTCCCATTCATATCTGTCCCCCTTATCCAAAAACGTTCTTGATGGAGCCAGCGGGAGAAATCGGATCTCCAGTATCCCCATTACAGGTGGGGTGCTTTAACCATTAAGCAACGCTGGCATTATTCTAGGATGCTTCCTTATCTGTCCAATGACTCATTGTATCTGTCAATTCGTAAAGCTTGTCCATGAACCTATCAGCCAAGAATCCACTAAATCCAATTAGCTGATCCGAAGTGATCTCCTTGAAGCTGTTGTTATCAGGATACTTAAGAATTGCATTATCAATAACATCCTGAAGAGCTTCCTTGATTAGAGGACCATTTTCCCCGATCTTAAGACACATATCCTTCCACTTACCATCCCAACTAGACATTTCATACCTCCTTTAAAAAGTTAAAAACACTAACTACCACCACTTATCCCATTCAAAAGTCCATTTACCATAGAGGATAAATTTGTGGAAAAGAATTGTAATAATACACAACCTTATTATTTTCCAACTCCTCTACTCTCTTCTTTAGGCTCTCTACTTCCTTTAAAAGATCTTCTGTTGTTGGACGAAGCATCTCTTTTAGATCGTCCTCCAATGCTTTATTTTTAAAATATCTTATCAGATCCTCAAGATCCTTATTATTCATCTTCCATTCCCCTATATTGGATTTGATAGTCTTTCAATAAATACATCCTGTAGCTCTTTGGTAGTCAGGTGTTCTTCAGCCCCCTTTCTTATTTTTTCAAGACCAGGTTTGTATTTTTCCAGATTTACCACCTCCAAAGAATCAATGTCAAAGTCAAAGTATTCTCCGGATAACTTATACTTAGGTATTGCTTCCCATGTGGCCCTCCTTCTCCACATAACTCTATGATCTTTAGTCAGCTCTGCTTCTGCTATCATCTGACTAGTAAAATCATCTGTAAATCTTGGAGCAGAAAAGACCACTAGTAATCCTGGTATATTTCCCCCTGCACTTACATATCGTCCTACCATCCTAGAATGAATTGTGTTAAACATTTCAGGACCGGCATTGTATATTCTCTGTGCTTTACTATCTCCTGCCGTTACTCCCTTCTTTGAATCCTCAATAACTTCCAAGTAGTTTGCCTCGTCTATTCCTGCCGATATAAGATCATATCCTAAAGCAGATAAAGCAGATCCGGTTCCTGGGAATATCACAACATTCTTTGGAAATCTCAACTCTCTAGGAAGCCTATGTATGGAATCCCGCATCTTCTCAAAATCTACAGAGGGAGGAAAATACTCCCTGAAAAATGGACAATCAAAAAATGGTAGAATCTTTCTAAATGTAACAAGTTTTGCAAGATTGGCGTTTCTACTCATACATACAATACTTATGATCGAGTCCGGATCTAAACCTAATTCTCTTTGTGGTTCCATCTTGCAAAGAATTTCAAATACCATTAACCACATCAGAATTCCGAACTTGTAACTTTTACCGGCAGATGTCGCCGATGCATCCACAAATATGTATGTTCCATTTGGTCTTTTCTCCAAGTATAGTTCTAGAATATCTTCTCTATGTACTGGGTATATATCATCTTTTTTTCCTAGAAAGTAATCGTCGTTTAGTAAGGTATTGATTCCCTCTTCTGACTTAAGAAGACTTAAGAAGTAGTCAGACTCCTTTTTCCCAAACTTCTTGGTTGCTCTTGGGATATAGGCTTTCTGATCTACTTTTTTATAGTCCTTAACCCAAGACTCTGCCTCCTTTTTTAAGATTTCAGATAAGTCAGAAATACTAAATCACTCTCCTACCCATTCAAGTCTACTTAAATCGTAGGCAGATAAACCAATCCACACGGTTTCTGACGATTTACCCACTTTTGGGTAGGTTTTTCGTCACTGTTACGAAGCTCCTAACTGTAAATATATTCTAAATCTGCCCCAGGAACCATAATATGGAGAAAATTATCGTTAAGTCCTGATACATTATATCCCAAACTTAGATCTTCATACACCCTTGTTATCATTCCATAATAGTATTCTTTACCAGAATTTCTACCTACAAACTTTACAATATCCCCAATTTCCCCACTAACTCCGACTTTCATTGATATCTCCATCTTCTTCTACGTCCTGAAACTCCACATCTTCTATTTTATGTCCTTTAATTGAAGAAACGTCTACCTTATTCCCAATAAAAATTGGATGTTTGGATAGTGCCTCTACAAAAGCATCCTGTTTCTGTTTATCCACAAATTCAAGTGCTGTCTCAAATAGGCTCCTAACAAAGTCCTTCACTGCTTCCGGAGAGAAATACAGTATCTTTCTAGTCTTTGCATTTGTCTCTTGAGTTCTCCTAACTGCCTCTGTAATTTCTATAACCCTCACAGTATCTTGAAATAACCATTCTTTCTCCCCCTCTTCTCCCTTTCCATGATCTTCTAGATATTTGAATAAAAGAGAATGTAGGATTCTTAATGATAGATCTTGACTGGTAAGATCTGTTTCCTCAAGACTCTCAGCCCTCTCCATTACTTTTTCAAGGGCGTGAGGAGAACATTCTTCATCAGAAAGGAACTTCAGATGCTGCCTAAGAACCTGATATGCTTTGACTTTCTTTTTCTTGCTGTCATGTCTCATACAACACCCAATTCCTAAATGATCCGTACCTTCTCCGGCAGGCTTTGTACATTTGAATCCGTCCGGCATTTCCCTACGTTGTACTCCACAAATAGGAATTAAATTACCAGATTTCCCCTTCTCAACAAAGGATATTCCACCCTTATTTATTATCTTTGGAGGCATACCTTCAATCATTATTATTCCTTAATCCTCTACTAGAAATTGCCAATCAGACCAGCAACCAGGATGTTCATATTGCTCCATTCATTCCCAACTTTATCTGTCTGGAGAATGTACCCAAAGTCTACTCCGATGCTATTTGGCGAGCACTTGCAGCCAAAGTCAGCAATAGTCCCCGACAGTCCTGCAAAGAACCTGTATCTATCAATATCTCCACTGTTAGGATCTAGAAACATCTCCGTAGCAACATAAGGCACAGTCGCTGCGGACGTAAGACCTTCTGACAACGAAATCTTGACCTTGTTCCTGTATCGCCAGGCATCATCACCATATTTAAACAGTCGCCTCTCAAGCAAGTTCTCATCAGAGAAGTTGATTCCCCACCAAATCCAGTTGAAAGATCCAAGAATCTCAGGCCGCTTTTCCATCATCCAACAACCACCTGCTCCCGAGACGAAGTTTTGCTTGTAGCCAACAGCCAGACTAAAACCAACCGTCAGATCCTTGGACAACATAATCTCTGAAAACTGCTGTGACATCATAGATGCATCTTCCCCAAACCTAAACTCCTGTCTAATACCAACATCCCATCCCTCACTAATACTTGCGTTGATTGAATTAGAGTACCAAACCTGCTTGTCACTTTCCCCAGTAACCGGGGATGTTGCAAACAGCAAGGTAGCCAAAGCCGACAACATTACAATGATTTTCAGTTTCATGTTAGAATAACCTCCTATGTTAGAATTTAATTTCGTTCCTTCTTTCCTAAAAACAATCAAATTACATGCAAAACCTCCTCACATGACCTCATTGTAAGTAGGTCATATGACCTACTTACTAGGTCGCTCCCGACATTTATCCCGACAATTTGTCGGGAGGATTCAGGTGTTTGGCTGGTTTGCGACCTGATTTGGCCGTCGCCTTTATAACACCAAGTCACAAACCAGTTGGCATGTGCATTGTCAACTAGCACTCATGATCCCCGGCCCCACACGCTAGACACGGAAAATAGACTACTAGTTATCACAAAGAATAGATGCCCCAATGGATTCTTGACGTTTTCTATCAAACGCCCAAAGTCATCGCCCTTTCTCCAGTAGAGCGCACACTTCGATAGCGGTACACCACTGAACCGTCAGACTATGGAGACACCTATCTGTATTATCTTCAATGTTATCCATGAAAGGTCAAGTGATTTCTTCTAAGGATAGGTATGTTCCAACAGTCCTTTCACTTCAGAATTTCCAAAACCTTCCATGAGATTCTTAAATTCAAGCCTTTTTATAGAAACTCCATTCTCTTGAATATAAGCATAAATATTCTGTCTTGTCATTTGGTAAATGATGTAAGTGCTTGCAATCTTATCAACATAGAACTTTCTGTCTGCCATTTCTTTACTATCTACAAATTCGCCAAGAATCCTAGCTGCTTCATGAATATCATATATCTTCTTTTCTTCCTTTTCTTCTTCCATATCCATATACCTCCAATGATTAGTGTTTCACTTTCTTCAAAATCCTCTTCAACCTCTTTGCTAACTCTTTTAGGAGTGTATCACTAACTTCAATATAAACAGATCCTTCCGGGATGTCAAGGGGTTTTCCCGAACTGTCTAGTGGGGGTAAATGTCCGGAGTCACTGAGATATCGAACCCTTCTATGAGCAGTCTTCAATGATTCAACAAATCCTAGCAACCAATCATAGTCATTTAAGTCTTCTATTCCAATATCCTTTGTTCTCATCATAAAATAACCTGGTTTACTGATCTTGGACAAATCTGTCCAAGATAGAAGGACTCCTTTCTGAATCCTGTTGATTGTTTAGAATCAAGGCTCCACGACCAGTTGTAGTGGAGTTCTCTCCCATAGGAATTTCACCCATGTCATCCTCTATGGTAGGTTTCAAACCTACTGCCAAGGACAGTCCTGTGAGGACGGATTGTTTCGGTTTTAGGAATGACTTCCTCAACCAAGAGTACGCCTTCACTGTAGAAGCGATAGATATGCGTCTTCCTTCAAGGTTCAGCTTATCTTTCTTCTTCAGGTTAGGCGTAACCTTAAAATCTTCTCTTTCTTTCAAATTCAAGCCTCTACGGGCTATTACAAGCCCAGCAGAGGTATGTCTGTTCAAACTATACATCTTCTGATATTTGAGTTGCCCTAAGACACTCGTGAATGCTGGTTGGATTTCTACTATGGGCACTCCAATCTTGGCTGCCCTCTGCTTGATGGCATTGAGCATCTTCCTATAAATGAAATTACTCTTCATTCGGTTATATTTCTTAAAAGACTTCTTACCTTTCTTGAACTCCAACTTCTCAAGCACTATGGGCTTCTTCTTATCATAGGCATACTGAACTACTTCTTTCGCAAGCAAACCAGTATCGTAATCCCTCTTGTTGTTAGAAGCAAACTGTATCCTCTGCTTCTTGATATATCTATGTTCAAGCAGATTGCCTGTTCTATCTACATCTACCATAGCAACACCATCTGGGTTACAATCTATCCCTATTGCACCTTCTTGAACTGGTAGAATTATGTCTTCTTCTGTCCAAGATAATACTATTCTTAACTTTCCTTTCTTGTGGAGAAGTCGTACTGAATAGCACTTGAAGTCTAGATCAAACTTTTCAGGGATATAAACTTTACCCTCCAACCACTTGCCTCTACCAGAAGGGTCATTAACAAGTATCTTGTCTCCAATTATTCTAATGTTGGGATTACCAGACTTGGTTCTATCCCCCCGCGAATACAACTGACTATTCCTTATGGACTGCCACTCTGCTTTAGATATATTTCCAGCAATCATATCCTGCCAGTTCTTCTTGCCTCCAAAACATACGTTCTCATTAGCGGCGTAGAGATTAGCAGAACAGCAAGCATCAGCAATATATCTCTGGTTTAAATCCTTCATGTAATTCTTCTTGACGTAATTCTTTACATCATTGAACTTAAGCTTGTGCTTCACAATAGCCTGATAAGCAGAGCGTAGGGCAGAACTCTGAAACTTCATCAACTCCAGTATTCTGCTTTCTACTTCTGGTTTGAACCAAACACTGCCATGTGCCACCTTTATCATATTTTTTTCTTTCTGCCTCCTATGCTTACCATAAAGTCTTCTACTGTGGAGAGATGATAGGAAACGTCTTGCCATTCTCCAACTCAAACTCAACCCGTGAAACTTTAATGGTTCTACCAGATATTATATCGCCCCCCCTTCTATTTGTCAAGTCCTTTTGTTCAAGTTTAGCTAAATTTGTTCAATATTTGTGTAACTGTTACGTTCCTCCTCCCATGACCTCATTGTAAGTAGGTCATATGACCTACTTACTAGGTCCAATCTACTCAAAAGGAATGTTATGTTTCTTCATCATTTCCAAAACCTCGTCTGATACCAAATCCCTATTATGAGAAACACCGGCAGATAAGACTCCAAAAGCATCTGCAATGTGCTCTAAGGTAGTCTTTTTTCCACTCTTATATTCTTCTATTTGTTTTTTAACATTTTTTATTCTAGAGTTCTTTGATAATATTCTTTTTATACCCTTTATTTCCATCATTCTATCTATCATTACCTCCTTGTTTGAATTTCCCTTACCAGTGAAACATTTCTTTACAGAGGATGGATGTACAAATACCCAACTATTAAGTCCACAATATTGTCCTATAAGTATTCCTTCTAACATCCCAATGAATCTTGACTGTATAATTGAGCTTCGAGCATTTAGTCCAAGAATAACATCCTCTATAAATATTACTGTACCTGGTTCATCTGCATACAAACTTAACATCTCAGTACAAACATTGTTAGCAAATTCATTAATTGGCTTAGATCCACGTTCCACAAACCTTACAAGAATTGTTTTGGAATCAATGTATATAATTCCAGTATTAATTGTAGAAGTATCCAAAGATATGATTCTTGAAACTAACATCTTTTCTCCTTTTCCAGAATCTGCACTTCCATGATTCTTTTCCGTGCAATCTCGCAGTACTCGGGGTCTTTCTCGATGAGGATGCAATCTCGGCCGGTGTTGACAGCGGCGACGCCCGTGGTTCCCGAGCCGCCGAATGGGTCAAGGATCAAACTGCCCGAGACTGTTAGCCGCTCAATTAGCGCGCACATATAAGCCAGCGGCTTTGGGGAT